AGTTGAGCCAGGTGGAACGATTAACGGTTACCGTGCAATCGTATCTAACCAAGTAACATCAGGTGATTTGTACTTCGGTAACTTCAATGACCTGTTAGTCGGTATGTACGGCGGGCTCGACATTCTTGTCGATCCTTACACTTCATCTGCTTCTGGCACAGTGCGTGTACGCGCTCTACAGTCAGTGGATGTAGCTGTACGCCACGCTGTATCCTTCGCTGTCAACAATGACGGTGCATAAAAACTGAGGATGGGGGCTTCGGCCCCCTGACTCTACGGAGATACTATGAATTACCGTGTTATCAGAGATTGCAGAATTGGGGGAGCCCCAGCTAGAGTTGGCGATATTATCGTCTTAGACGATGAAACAGCTAGAGGACTGATGGCGATAGGTCGGGTTGTCCCTGATACTGGAATGCCTAATAACTCGGACAGACAAGTTAAAGAGGTAGAATCCCGTGAAACTGGAAGTAAAACTACTCAAAAAGTCAAACCACGGACAAGCAGGGGACGTAGTAAGTCTTCAGGATGAAACGGCAACTTTATTAATTAGCTTGGGGCTTGCTGAGATTGCCGGAGAACCAATATTTGAACCAGAAACGGAAGAGATTGTAGAAGATGACAGTGGAAACGAGTCTGGAGAGGACGACATTACTGAGTGACTTTGGGGTCGATATTGATATCGGAACTAAGGTTATTAAAGGCATCTTTGATAGTCCACATAATCCTTTGACAGTCGGAGCGGAGATGCAATTCTCTGTTCAAGAAACCTTCATACTTGTCCAAACATCTGATGTTTCTGGGGTCGGATATGGCTCCACATTAACTATTGATAGTAAGAGCTATGTTGTTACGGACGTACAGCCTGATGGAACCGGAATGTCTACATTGATGTTGGAGTTGCAATGAGCCACGTTAGACAGCAGATCAGGGAATATTTTGAAGGTCATCTGAGGAGCCTTACTACCACTGGCACAAATGTATTTGCTAGCCGGGTCTATCCCATCGGTTCAGCGTCTCTTCCAGCTCTCTTGATCTACACCCAAAATGAGGTCATTGACGACTCATCTTTTGGGACATCTAGCTCAAGCAGAACTCAAAATAGGACGCTTACAGTTGTTGTTGAAGGGTATGTAAAAGCAACATCAGGGTTTGATGATACGCTTGATGATATCTGCAAAGAGGTTGAGACAGAGGTACTTGACGACCCTTCTCTGGGCGGCTTGGTCACAAACACTGAATTAGCATCAGCAGATGCAGACTACTCTGGTGAGGGGGATCAGCCTGTTGGCACGATCCGCCTAACTTTTGAGGTACAATATCGTACACTAACGGGGCAACCCGAAAACGCCATTTAAGGAGGCTTCACAATGGCTACAACGACCGCCGCTAATGGCGTAATTAAAGTGGGTTCAGCAGATGTCGCTGAGGTTACTGGATACTCTATTGAGTACCAAAGTGACACGGTAGAGGATACTGTGATTGGTGATACTGCGCGTACCTACAAAAGCACCCTAAAGAGCTTTACTGCTTCTTTGGATGTGCAGTGGGACCCAGCTACAGCTTCTAATCAGGATGACCTAGTTGTCGGAACTGAGATCACCTTCCAAATCTACCCAGAAGGCGAAACTGCTGGAGATACCTACTACACTGGTTCTGGTATTGTCACTGGACGTTCTGTAACATCATCAGTTGGAGAGATGGTTACTGCTAGCTTCACTGTTCAAGGTAGCGGCGACTTAACTACAACAACTGTATAAGGTGACTTATGAGTCTACTTGATAAGCTAAAGGAAGCTATCGAGTTTGACAGCATAGAAGTTGAAGTTCCTGCCTGGGGAGAGACGTTCTTTGTCACTCCCCTTTCAGTGCAGGAGCTTTCTAAGCTGCAAAAGCGATTCCCAGACTTCCTGATAAATAGTTCAGTGGAAGCCGCTGTTGAACTAATCATGATGAAAGCAATGACTAAGGACGGTGAGAAAGCATTCTCGCTTGAACACAAGCCTTTGCTACTGCGTCAACGCGCTACGATTATCATGCAATTTTACGGCGTACTTGTTGGGTCTGTTTTACAAGAGGACCCGGAAAAAAACTTAGAAACGACTCGCTCAGACTGAGTTTATTTAGGCTAGCGAGTCATCTAGGCAAGACTGTATCTGAGATTGAGCGTATTCCATACTCAGAACTGTTAGAATGGATTGCATATTTTAGGATAGAAGGACAGGAAGATGGCAGCGGCAACCCAGAAGATCGTCATACACGCAGATGATAGGACGGGTCCTGGTACTAACTCCGCTGTAAGAAACGCAAAAAAACTAGATCATCAGTTAAATAAAACTAACCAAGCTATGCGCGGAATGACCCGCCAGGGTCGAGCGCAGATGGCACAACTTGGTCATCAGATCCAAGACGTTTCAGTTCAGATGCAAATGGGCATGAACCCATTAATGATTCTGGGTCAACAGGGTTCTCAGATAGCTTCGGTTTTTGGCACTAAAGGGCCAGTTATTGGTTCGATTATCGCTGTCGGCGCTGCACTTGCTTATTCATTCATCCCTTCATTAAATGAAACAAACGAGACTCTTGACAATCTATTAAAGAAGGCAGAGAGACTCGACACTAGCTTAAAAAAATTAATGCCTAGGGAGTATGAGAAGAGATTAGAAAAAGCCGAGCAAGCCGTAAGTGATGCAGCTAAGGCACATGGCGATGCTGTAAACAAGCTGTTTGACTTAGAGGAGGCACAAACAAGAGCTGGGTATGCCGCTTTGGATATGCGCGAAAATGTTCTTTCTCAGGGGGCCGCACAAGAAAACTCTAGGTCCTTGGTCCAAGCGTTGTCTAGGGATATATCAGATCAGCAGGATAGGGTAGAAAAAGCAAAAGTAGCCTTGCTTTCTGCGAAGAAAGCTCTTGAAGAGTTCAAGAAAGAAACAGGGACTACTTCAAAAGAATTATCTGAAAGAGCTGAAGGTCTTGAAGCACTTATAGCTGCTGAAGAGGCTAGAACAGCTATGCTGATGGACGCTCTGCCAGCAGAGAAAAAGTTTTTAAATGCTGTAAAAGAGATGAGGGCGGTTCTTGGAGATCCGAAGACCCCGCAAGAAGTCGAAGCCTATCGAGTACAAATAGAGAAACTGGCGCTTAAATATTTTGATGCTTCAGCGCAAGCTAGGAAGCTAGCTGCTGAACAGGCGCAGCAAGCCAAGGCTCAACGTGAGGCCGAACGTAAATTCAATGAGATTCTTCAAAATAGGCAGGAGCTTCAGGATATTCTTGACAAGAGGGCTCAAGCTTTAAGTCAGAAGAGGATTAGACTTCTTGATGAGGCAGTAGATCGCAATCAAAAATTGTATCAGCACTCTCTGATGTTGAAAAAAGTTCTTGTTGGACCGGATGGAATATGGCAGACACACGAGTTACAAGCGTTTGCCTTCCACATGGAAAAACTTACAAATGAACTCTTCCCGGCTGTTGATAACAAAGTTAAGAGTTCGGCTGAGAAGATAGCCAAATTCAAGAATAATACAAAAGAGCTAACTGACTCCTTAATTGATGCTGGAGAGAATGGCTTAACCTCACTTGAGAATGGTTTGGTTGGCTTGAGCATGGGCACAAAGACAGCGGCTCAAGCGTTCAAAGATATGGCTAGATCAATCATTGAGGACTTGATTAGAATCAACATCCAACAAAGTGTTACTCCTCTTTTCAGAGATATCTTTAGTTCAGCTATCGGCTTTGGTACAGGGACATCAAGTGCAGATATTGACGCTCAGTCGTCGGCGGCTGCTGATGCAGGGATTCCTAGGCGAGCTTTGGGCGGGCCAGTATCAGCCAGACAACCTTATATGGTTGGCGAAAGAGGGCCTGAGTTATTTATCCCTAGCGGGAACGGGAAGATAGTCTCAAACCACAATTTAGGTGGCGGTGATACTGTTAATATATCGCTAAATATTTCCACAGGTGTTCCAGAAACAGTGAGAACTGAGCTTCAGTCAATGCTCCCTCAAATTCAAGAGGTTGCTAAAACTGCTGTATTTAACGCCAAAGCTAGAGGATATGCGTAAAGATGCCATCAGGACATATCACTTATCCAGTTACGCCCCCCAGTCGTCTAACAGATAATATTGTTTCTGTTACAGCAACGGCATCAAACACTGTTTCCATCAGCGAAAGCCCTTTCACCTACGCGCAGCAAGTATACGAATTTAGCGGTAAGAGGTGGGAGTTTGTTATAACTACAGCCCCTCTTAGCGGCTATGATGTTAGGTGGGTTGAAGCCTTCCTGTTGTCCTTGAACGGAATTCGCGGAACATTTGAGCTTGATATCGGGGGGATCATGGATGAAAGAATACTTGGCACCCATACGGGAACCGTGATAGTGGACGCAGGATATGTGCCTGGTGATACAAACATTAGTCTTAACCAAGTATCTGGATCATTTTCATTAACTCAGGGTGAGTGGATCACTTTAACAGGATCAACCACACAGATTCCTAGGCTTCATAAAACAGCTAGCATTCCTAGCGCGGGATATAGAGACGTTTCTATATTCCCTGGACTGAGGGAGAACTCAACTGATGAGACAATCACTCTCACTACGTCTACTCAAAAAGGGCTATTTCGCTTGATGGATAACGATATAAGATGGACAAAAACCACTAATGGTCTTACATCTTTGAGTTTTAATATTGTGGAGGTCTTATGACTAGGGCTAGTAGTCCATCAGACTTTACATCAGATCATGTTAAGGTTTTCTTTGCTGTTAATTTTCAAGTTGATGAAGGGACAATAGGGTTTTGGACTGGATACGGGGACTTGACTTTTAATGGGGTAACCTATGACGGGGCCGGCGAGCTTTTGTCTTTTTCAGAGGTAAAAGAAGATAACCAGATTGGGGCAAACGGTATCACCGTGGTTCTTGCTGGGCTAGATACAGAATCAGCAGACTTGGCACTAGACCAAAACTACCAATATAGGAAATCTGAATTATATGTTGGATCGTTAAATAACTACCCAACAATTCAAAGCTATAAAATATTCTCAGGTTTTATTGACAAGATATCAATAAATGATGGCCCTAATGGGTCTACTGTATCTATTTTTGTAGAAAATAGATTAATTGATTTCGATAGACCTAGAGTTCTTCATTATACCCATGAAGAACAACAAGCTTTTTCTCCATCAAGGAGCAACCCTCCTAATTCTCCGCTTACTGGACCAATAATCCCAGCGGACACCGGATTGGAAAACATTGGATCAATACAAGATAAACAGATTGTCTGGAAGTAGATGGAATGGGTTTTTGGAGCAATTTAAAAAGAACGGTAAAGCAAACAGTAAAGGCTGTTGCAAACCCCAAAGCATTAGCAACCAT